TTGGCTTTTTAAAGCCAAAGCAACTCGTTCATTTATGAACTGAGTGTTTAATGTATTGATATGATGTGCTTCTCAAGCATCATTTTCTCTTATAATTATTGAGATGTGTGTCCGATCTATTGATCGGATGCACACCATTTTACACTTCGGTCTATTTAGGCCATGAAAACACGACATTTGTTGTGTGTTTAATGTATATTGATATGATGTGCTTCTCAAGCATCATTTTCTCTTAAAAATATTGAGATTTGTGTTCAATCGAAAGATTGGGCACACCCTTTTTAAACATAGGTCTATTTAGGCCCCGCAAACACGACTTCGGTTGTGTGTTTAATGTATATTGACATGATGTGCTTACTCAAGCATTGTGTCTCTCAAAATTATTGAGTCGTGCGTTCGATCGAAAGATTGAGCGCACACCCTTTTCATCTTAATTTTTAGGATTGGAGGATTCAGCCCGTTCTGAGGATGACGTCAACATCAGTTCGTTCTAATGATGGTGTGTGTGAGACCCGAGTACTCGACACCTTATAAGGACAATCTTTTTAGATTTCAAACAAAGTTCACATGGTTGTTTTCACCCGAGGGGAAGTAATTTCCTCCAATTTCTGATTACACATGGATGTGAGTCGATTGTGATCCCTACTGGATTATTGATCGCAAGAAGATTTGAGATACTTTTCTCATCTTGCTGCAACGCGACGATTAGATAAATTGAAAATGCACCGAACCACACTAGTGGTAAGGAGATGTGTTTATTTATTGATTATATTGTCTTTAGTATATTGCATATGGATGCGAGGAGTAAAGAGGTGACAGAAGATCACCTATCGAAGATTGGACAGCGATTGATATTCAGATATATCATGATTTGCAAAAAGCAAGCTTCTATTATAGAAATTTTGGTACACTCCTATTGCGGGGAGGTATTGATTGGTAGAATACTTGACTCAGGGTTTGTTCACTGAGCAGAGATGCTAAGAAACAATGACAGGGAGGATTGACATGCCTTCCGGACATCGAGCACGTTCGACGTGCCAATGATGCAATATTTTAACGCTTTGAATTATAGAGCCCCTCACGGGAATTAGCTCGCGTCACCAATTGTGTAATTATTCGTGTTGACTGCACGGATCCCTCGGCTTCGGCTGGGGTCTCACCATTAGGTTGCCCAACAACAAAACAAACAAACAAAACACCAGGGAAGCAATTCCTTGAGGTCCGTAGTTGACTACACAGCTGCAGAGGGTAACACCTCAGACCAGGAAGATCACTTCCTGAGGTCCGTGGATGACTATACATCCATCGAGGTTAACGCCTCAAACAATTTTAAAATCGCAAGTGCTTCAAAATATCAAAGAAGAATGCAGCACAGTAGACGCGAATGTAGGAACAAAAAACAGACTCTTGATAGCCAATACGATGAATTGGTTAGTGAGATTCGAAAATTACGACTTTCAAATAAGAAGGTCGACAGAAAAATTGAAAAATTAGAAAAACTAAAAACACAAAAGAAAAGAATGAAGCAAATAGCATTCGCACAAGGTCTCACAGATTATAAAGAGACCTATGGAGTTCCTTTATTGGATCTTCTTCATACATTGATAGAGAGTGCGAAAATCACCCGCGAAATAGTGGGAGAAAACAATTTAAAATTTTTGCTTAATTTATTTACAACACTTTATAACATTTATAAAAATCCCGAATGGGATGTTCTGATCGTGAACATGACAAATTTCTTTGTCAATCACTTTCCCCAAAAACACGCAGATTTAGCGATGGTTTGGTTCAAATCCGCTTTTGAAGTTGCTTTTCCACAAGATGATAAAACATCGTGGAGATCGTACATATTGAGCATCTTTGAAAGTTTAGGATCCGTTTTAGGAGACCAAATATGGGAGAAAATTTCAGATTTCTTTACAAAACTATTCATATTATATGGAGCCACGGAGGAATTTATTTCTTTTGATACACTTGACGTGATGACAGCAATGTCTAAAATGAAAGAATTTCAAAAGAGTATTCCCCAGGCTCAGGATTTGGTGGAGATGTGCTTTAATGCCTACGAATTCGTTACAGGCAATTGGGAGCACATAGTGAAGGGAAATTGGAGTGAACTGTGCTTAGGTAAAAATGAGACCCAAGAGTTCGAAGTGGAGGTTAGACTCCTAGAGCAAGCTTTTGATTTAGTCATGCGAAAACGCGAGATTGAGTTGAAAGATAAGCTCAATTTGACAGAAAAAGAATTTGAGACCCGATTAAATCAATGTATCAAAACAGCAAAATCACTTGTTGT